GAGACGTGCCGCCGCGAGATTGCCCGCAGCCGTAGCATTGGCCTGGCCCACGTAATCCGGTGCGGCTGGTGTAGATGCGCCTTTTCCCATAGCTTTTCCTTAAATCCATCGACACTGTTCTCGTGTCATTGTAAGAATGACGATATCGCCATGCTTCCCGGCGTCCTTGATGCAAGTTTCTTCAATAAATCCAAGATGTCTATCAAAACGCAAAGCCTTTTCATTAGTCGAATCAACAAGTCCAATTACTTTTAAAACGCCTAGTTTGTTGAAAGCATAATCAAAGCACGCCTTCAAAAAGCTCCTAGGAATCGATTGTTCCAGTGCCACATGCATACACAAACTTCTTCCATTGTATTGGTCGAAGACTACACCAGCTGTCAGTTTCTCATCTACTTCCCACCCCAGAGTTGCTGAGCAATTGGGTTCAAATATACCCCCAGTGCGTTCAAAAACCCACCAGCCGATAACTTCACCCGTGACAATCACAAAGGTCCACCAACTTGATACATCATGCTGATCTCATTCCAACTGACGTTTGATCCATTGGCCTGGACGGTCATTCGAAATCCTGCATAAGTCCCAATGGCTCCAACAGTCTGCCATCCACCGATTGGCATCATGCCACCACCCCAGACCATTGAACCCCAAACCATGGAGCCCCACACCATCCCATTGATGGGTGGATTGAATGAAAGCGCTCCGGTAGGCGGTAGATTCAGAAAATCCACATTCAGCGCGAACAAAATCGATGGATCACCATCAGCCAATATTGCAGGCCTCACCATCGTGAAATACTTCTGATTCGCCTGAGTGCCGAAATTCGAGTAAGCCTGAAGAACATCAGCCTGGATCTGACTGGTGTTATCGAAAGGGCCAGTCCAAGCTTTATAGACAGCCGTCTGCCCACCATAGTAAATAGATGGCCCGATAACTTCCCAGCACGTCGAATTCATGTTGGTGAAGTAGCACCATGCGCTAGTGATGGTGTTCATCACATACTGATAGCTTCCACCATTTCCAGTCGGGACGTTAAGCCAGAGTTGATTCTGTTCCGGGTAAACGGTCATCTGCCAACCATAATTCAACTGGTAGGCGCTCACCGATTGGCTAATCAGATTCTGAATCTTGTCCGTCAATGCGACTGATCTATCGATAGTGGCGGACAAAAGGGCGCGGCTTAGAGGGTAAATGCCTTGCTCGCAAAGAAGCAGGAAATCACCGCCCATCTTGGCGAAGCACTTGCGCCCAATAGGACGGCCAAGATAGTAAACCCCTTGCTTTGTCCAAGTGGCCGGATCAATCCCTTGGTATACCGCAACTTCGCCTTCAGACGACACGAATACCGCTAGGTCATTCAATCCCGCGCCTGCATCAATAGACCAGGTTCCCATGGCCATAAGGTAGCCACCACGCGGAAAGATTGTAGACAGATCAAACGCGGTTGCAGCACCGGCAATGCTTTGAACCCCAAGATACCAAACCTTCAGCTTGTTCTTCTCGATCATGAATAAGCGATTGCCGAAGACGTTAACCTGGGCCAAGAGATTGGAAGCAATGCCGGTAATCGATACATCGGCCCATGTTGCGCCGTCATAGATCTTGGCATTGTCTTGGCCATTGACAGTCCACAGAAAGGAACCGCCAGGCGTAATGATGTTGGTATAGCACCATTGAGCGTTTGTCAGGCCCGTGACTACCGGAGCGCCGATGGGGCCGGTAAGGGTCGTGTCGTAAAAGCCAGTGCCTGATGCCGCAAACATCTTGTATGCGCCAGAGGTTGGGGCATAGCGGAAGATGGTCTGTACAGGATTGGCGAAGCCGGTAGCCCAGGGCGTATAACCCTTGCGGACGTTAACGCTTGTGGGTTGCGGGAACCAGTTTTCGAGAATCACCGCATCAGTCGGAGGCATCGCCGCCAAAGAGTCGCGAGCATTCAACCCGCCAATTGGAGCGGGGATGGAAGCGGGGACAGAGACTTGTGGCATTAGCTGGCTGACCAATTTCCATCGGGCAAATTAGCGTTGCTCAAGAAGATGCTACCCATGATCGGAGAAAGAGAAAGCTTGGGAGCACTCTTGTCCTGCCCCTTGATGGTACTTAGCAATGTATTGAACTCGCTCAATTCGACAGAATAATCCAATCCCTTGGCGCGGAGCCAGCGCATCTTTAAACCTACAACCATCAATGAATCATCGTAAACGGTTGTATCGGTATCCGCGGCGAAGTTCTGCTGTGCGACTCCACCGGAGCCGATCACCCATGCGGATGAAATGTACTCATAGGCGAATTGCAAACCATTTGGAGGGGGGGGACTGATCTGCAAAGCACCCAACTGGATGCGGAAACGCTCACGTGGTCCGGCGTAGACAATCCCAGATTTGAAGGATTGCCATTCCTGGGGAGACTTGGGGCCAAGCATGGGCCAGCGGTTGGTACGGTCCCATTCAGTCTGAGGGATCTGTTTCAGCCAATCAGATGGAAGAGGGTAGCCAACCTGCGACATCGTGACTCTCTGCACGTCTGTCACTGTAGCTGGCATGTTCATCGTGAATTGCGTCCCTGAGTCCACCGATTGCACGGTGGTGAAGGGGGTAACCGAAGATGCGCCGAGAATCCCGAAATTCGTTGTTATCCCAGCCGTGCTGGCGGTAGACACAATCGGGCTATTCAGCGTGAATGTCGCAGTAATATCAAATGCCAGAGTGGTGATGATGAACTCTTTGTTGAGTCTCTCCCACTCAAACGCTCGGGTCAGATCATGTCCATGTCGGTTCAGCAGCGCATATAACTGGCGAATCTGCGGGTCAGGCGAACTCACCACCGCATTCGGTGGATTGATGCCTAACTCGTTGCAGGTCTGCTGAACCAACTGGAGCAAGTTCATTTAGGTGCTTTCGGCTTCTTCTGCTTTGGCCGGACGGCCTGGGCCACGCTTTGGAGCGGTCAAGGCTGCGATCTGTTCAGACTGTTGACGCAGGAGTTCGCGCATGTCCTGCATTTCAGAATCGCGGCGGGCGCTCTCAGTAGCAGCCCGCTCTGCATCAGCGCCACCAGCAGCGGCCAGCAATGCAGCCTTAGCCTTGGTGCGAAGTTCCATGGTGCCCATGCCCAAGTTCTGGCATGCAGTGTCAGAGAGTCCGGCCAACTGCTCAACAGTGAACACGCTCGAATATTTCAGGGTCTTGACCTGGGCTGTATTGACGGCAGGCCATGATTCAAGACGCCAGCCATTCACAGCGCCTTCGCTTTGGCCGTTCTTGAAGCGCGCCCATTGTTCCGGAAAGCGGCGCTGATAATGCTCGTCTGCAATCGTGTCGATCACGCTGTTCTGAGAGCCAGGCGTGGTGATCATGATGAAAGGTTTCTCGACAAAGACGGGGTGACCGGCTGCATCGCTTTGAAATTGGGAGTGCACGGAATCCATGCGAAATTCAACGTGAACCTTCTGATCAGCTACATATTCCATGAGGGTTTACCTATGAGGATTTAAAAAGGTAGCCCCGAAGGGCCACCGGAAAGCGCTGGTTAGGCGCTGAGCAACACAACCGAGTTTATCGAGATATTTCGCGCCGTGAAAACAGCAGTCTTCAAGGTTGGCACAGAGAACCCCGCGTTCGTGGCACCTGTCTGAATCGCACCACCCGTAACCGGATAGACGAGCAGAGCGTTTGCACCAAGATTGGCGACCATGACGGCATCACCCGGGTTCATCGAGGGCAACTGCACCCCGGTGCCAGATGCCGTAGTTGTCACCACATTATCAGCCGCAGAGAGCTTCAAGGCGTTAGCCTGAGTGGTCCCCACGGCGGTCAGATTGTCGGCAACATCTCCCACAATGGCCTGGGCCAAAGCAGGAGCTGCACCGAACGCCATCAAGTTTGTGACGAATGGCATGTCGAGTCCTTAGACGTTGGCCTTCGAGAACCAACCATAATCGCCGGTTGCCATTGCAACTGCTGGAGATAGGTAAGCGCCGCCCGAGGCCGTTGCCGTAAAAGTGGTGTTATTCACCGTACATACAGCAGTCGATGCGGGAATTGCACCGCCAGCAATGGCATAAACGAACGTTCGGCCATTGGTAGCCAGAACGATGGTGCCGATTGCAACCGATGGGCGAGCCGCACCGGAAGTGATATCGGTTGCCAGAGTCGTGCTGTTGAGATCAATCCCCAGCTTCTGGTCAGTGGTAAATGGAGCAGCCATGATTTAGGCCCTTTCTGTTTGTTGGTTGATCAAGTCGAAAGCACGGCTTGGAACTGAGCGCCGGAGGTGGTCAAGTTACCGGCCCAGCCGATCAGTTTTACCACTGCATCTTGGTTCACCGACTGACGTTCGCCGCCGATTGGCACCATATTTCGTTCCGAGTGCGGACGGAAGAAGATGTAATCGCTGTTCAGGAAGTACATGCGGTTAGCCGGGATGGAGCCACCGATCCCACCATCACAGAAGATTTTCATCTTCTTGCCCGCGCCGTAGTAGGCCAAGCCAGCAAAACCGCTGTTGCCTTCTTTGTCGTCGGTCACACGCTGGATAGCTTGCATCGACTCCAAGAAGAAGCGGTAGTAGTTGTTGTCGGCCACGCCGATATCGGGAGCATCAGCACCGCGAATGGTCTGCAGCAGCGTACGGTTCATGTAGCTTTGAATGTTGGCCGAAGATGCAGCTGCACCACCATCGGTCAACGAAGAGAAAGCCACGTTGCGCCAGAAGGCCCAGGTCAATCGGTTGATGCCGCCGTAGGTGCCAGTACCAGGCGTAGTGGAAACAGCAGCAGCCAGGCCGGTGATGTTCTTGCCGCCATTACCGGTGCCATCTGAGTAAACCCCGGCGCTGATCTGGTTCATCAACTGCTTTTCAGCGACCATCACACGGCCTTCGAGCAGATCGATGATTTGCTGTTTTCCTGCGTTTTGGAGTTGTTCCAGGCCCGAAATCGTCACCGCAGCAGCGTATTGCTTGATGTCGTATTGCGCGGCGCTGATTGGGCTGTTCGGCGTGATGTCGATTACGTCATAGCCGCTGTAGGAACCGGCGTTTTGCGTGGCAGGGTCGTTGTACATGATCTCTTGCAAAATCACGTTACCGCCGCTGAAAGGCTTCACGTTACCGCGCTCGTTCAGGTAGTTCAGCAATGCGTTTTGCTTGAGGGTGTTATCCGCAAGCTTGCCGCTGCGGTTCTGGATCGTCGTAGAGACGATATCGGTCAGATTGGGAAAAGCCATTTTGTATCCTTAAGAATGTGCGTCAAATGCAGCAGTCACAGCGTCTCGGACGGTGTTCGCGGCTGCGCCTGTTGCGCCGTTTGCTGGCGATGAACCACGAACACTTCCAGAGGCGGTGCGCGCTCTCTGGAGTCGCTGATCATCTGCAACCTTGCGTTGTTGCTGTTCTAGCAACGCAGCACGGGTCTGCGGGTTAGCGTAAACGGCCTGTGCGTATGCATCATCGAGATCCTTGGCCACACCACCGGATAACAGGGAGGCCATATGCCCACGAACAGTCTCGAAATGTTCATGGCCCGGACTTGCGGCAAAGCGTTCGATTTCGCTGTTGAGCGATGCGTTAGCGCTTGCTTCGGTCTGATTCTTCAAGCCGTTCAGTTCTTCGCGCGTTTGGAACAGTTGTTGTTCATAACGTGCAATTTCAGGGCTGAACTGCTTACTTAAGTCGATTTTATACACATTTGCCAGTTCCAGGAGCTTTTGCACCTTGACTGACTCGGGGGCATGGCGAAGGATATGGTCGGCCTTCATTAGCTCACCCACAGCGGTTACGCCATCCACGCCAAGAGACTTCAGCGTCTCTTGATATGGAGCCAACGCCTGTTCGTAGGCTTGCCCTGCGGTGGCGTGCGTTTTCCAGCCCTGCACGCCCTTGTGAAAGTCGGTTTCTCGCCGAGCCGCTTCATCTCGGAAAACCTTTAACTCTGCTGGCGTCACCGGCTGGCCAGCATCGATCTTTCCCCAGATAGCTGCTGCTTCTGGCTTCCACGAAGATGGGGCCTTGGCGGTGGTGGTCCCAGCGGCCTGGGCAGCGGCATTCAGGGCTGCATCTGCATTCGGTTGGGCAACCGGCGCAGCAGCGGGGACTTCCGCGACAATCTTGGCGTCTTCTATCTCATTCTTGGCAAAGCGGCCAGAATCATCGCGGGCGCGGCTGGATGCCGAAGGCTCGGCTGCTGGCGTAGTCGCGGCGCTATCGGATGCCTCTACAGAGTCAAAAGCCGAATCTAGCGCGGCGCGGAGTGTGTCGTCGTTTTCCAAAGGGTTTTCCTTCGTGGTTAGTTGGATAGCTGGTCAATGGCTCGGGCAATGTCTTCTTTGATGCCCGTTGGTTGAGGGGGTGGAGCGGGTTCAAACTTTTCATTTCCCACTTCAATCTTCCCGTGAGCCTTCAAATGGTCACGATGGACTGATCGGCTTTGGATCATTTCGCCCGTCACCATAGAGCGATAGGGTTGAATGTCGCCCATGATGTGCACACGGGGTGGGGGTGCATAGTTCGCATCTACCTCAAAGGGAGGACGGCCATCAGATGGGTAAATCCAGCGTCTGCGCATCAGTCTCGCGCCGCGTTATCGGCTGCGCTCTCTTGTTCTGCTGACATGGTTGTAGCCTTATTGATTTCAGCCACGCCTAAAGCCGTCTCCGATTGTTTCATGACCTTCCATTGCTCAAATGCCATTTGTCGTTGAGATTGTTGCTCATCAAAACTGGCTTGCATTTGGTCCATCCGAGCTTTCATATCCAGTTCGGCAGCATGTTGGCGCTCTTCCATTTGTTGGCGCACCATGTCCGTCTGCTGTTGGGCCTGAGCCTGAGCCTGAGCAATTGCAGCTTTGGCCTGAGCATCAATTTGGGCAATCTGAATATCCGCCTGGGCCTTGGCCTGGGCTTTAGCAGCTTCACCCTGGGCCTTCTCGGCTTCTGGATTTGGCTTAGGTGGCTGTGGCTGGCTGAGCTTCTGTACAGCCTGTTCAAATGCCGCCTCAATAGGTCGTGCAGCCTTGAACGAACGAACGCCAAACATCAGCATTTCACCCATCAATGGGGCAATTTCTGGTGCGATCTGTGCAGCTTGAACGGCTTTCTCCAAGAAGTTGCCAGCAGCCACGAGAAACTCAAGGCGTGCTTCTTTTTCAGCCTGCTCGTCAAGCTCAACCATCGAATCAGCCGCGATCTCAATCCGATAGCAGCGCATGCTTTCGTTTTGAATCAACTGGATGGCTTGCTCGGCATATTGGGCATCTTCCGTACCCATGATGCCGCTCATTTCGATAAGCGTCTCAGGACGGTATAGGCTACCCATCAATTGGGCCTTGAGATTCAAAAGATCAGTGGCAAAGCGCGAAACGTCTTGCTGGATCTCTTTCACACGCAATGAACCGAACTGGCTTTTTATCTTCTGCGCGCCGTATGTTTCATTGGGGTCAGTGGCACCGCGTAGAATATCCGACATGCCAGTGACTTCGTAAATCACCTGCTTGCAGATATCGCGGGCTTTATATAGCTCGTTCAGTGCCTTGATTACCGTATCAATTGGCAGCATTTGGACAACGCTGACAAGACCACCAGAAGCAACAAAAGCACCGAAGTTCTCAACGGGGATCAGGGTGTTGTCGGTCCCCTCTTCCATCAACCGTTGCACACCAGTCTGGCTTGCGTCATAAACGCCTACAGCCTTCACCGCCTTCACTAAAACCGAGATGCGCTGGGTGATGTCATCCAGCTCCATTGCCTGGTCTTGATACTCCAGGTAATCAGCAATCGGCTGAAGCGTATCCGTGGTCATCGTAGCGAACAATGGCTTAGGACATGGGAAGAAGCATTCAAGACCTAAAGGATCGTCCTGCTCATCCAGATTGTTCGAATAGGATTCAGCGCGCCAGATGACCTTTTTGGTCGTCTTATCCCAGATCTCCCAGACAACCGCCTTCTTCATGTCGTCAGTGATAGTCGCGTCTTTATCTAGGCCGATGGGCTCATGGGTCAGAGGCACGTCCTTGGCATCTTCACCGAAGCGCTTGATGACCTCTTCTTTGGTCATGTAGACGCGGCGAGCTACCCAAGTAACCTCTTCCCATGTGCGAGCAGGAGAATGCCGGAAATCCTTCCAAAAGACGTAATCGCATGCGGTGCATTCGTAGTCTCTTGGGTCAGTTTTCTTCGTCTCTTCAGGGATCAGCCCCAACAGAGATATGCCATCTTCTGGAGCAGAGATTGCTACAGCCTCTACTTCATCGCCTTCGTCTTCAGATTCTCCCTTGGTCACATCATCGGTGACTTGATCCACCATTTGATCACCAGCATCAAAGCGAATCCATGCCACCCCACGGCCAGGCAAGAGGCGATCAAGCAAGCAACCGCGCAAGGCGGAGTCGTAGTCTGGGTAATGATCGATCTCGTACTGTAGGGCGCGCTCCAGAATTTGGGCGGCGGTACGGCCTACAGGGTCTTGATCCTTGTAGCGGCGTTCTACCTGGGCTTTTGGCTTGCGACTGTAAACGGCAGGAAACAGGGTCTTAATGTTCGACCACAGAATGTTGTAGCGGCGCTCAGCGTTCGATGTCTGGCTGTTGTTGCGTTCGTCACGGAAGCGCTTAACAATCTTCTCGCCCTTTTCGAGAAAATGTTTTGAATCTTTCTTGGCAAGCTCTAGATTCTCAGGCCAGGACATGGGCACCCTTCAAGTTTCCACCACCAGAACGCGAACAGCGACAGTCGGGACATTCGAAGCTGCTAACAGAAGCACATCAATGCCAAGAATGCTGACGCCCGAATTGGTGTTGGTGTTAACGGTAAAGCCGTTCACCGTTGAGACTGTTGGTTTCACGCGTACATTTGGGGCAGTAGCTGGCCCAACAACAGGAATCACATGTGGAACCGTATCAAATGGGACTGCATAGACAACGGAATAGTTCCCACTTCCATCGGTTGTTCCAGTGTATGTCTCAATACGTTTGCAACTGATGGGATTCCACTTAGTGCCCGTGCTCATCATGTAAGTATGGGTATCGGAAACCCATGCCATCATGTGCTCATTGGAGGCATCTGGAGCCGGAAGCGTTGCTGTCGTGAAGCTACCCAGCAGGAAGGGGGCCGGAATATTGGCCGATGCCCGCATGTTCATGGCTTACATGCCCTCACCGATGGAGGCCGTCAAAACAGATGTGCCAGCAGCCGAACCAATAACGCTTAGTTGAGTCGTCCCCACCGGCACGGTAAACATCTCTGCGGTATTGGGAAGCATCACAACACCGTTTGTCATGCTCAGATTGGCAGAAACACCGAAAGACCATGCAATTGATGCGGTGCCGTTGTTCACAAGTCGCATGGATTGACCAACAAAGGCGGGAAGGGCTAGTTGCTGAACGACCAGCGTTACGGCAAGTGATGTGCTAGCGGCAGGCGTGGCACCGAATGCACCAGCGGGCTGAAATGCGAAGTCCATTTAAATCCTCTTGCTTGATTTTGGCGCTGTTTTCCAGAGGGTATCGAGTGGCGCAGTAATGATTCTACCGCTTTCATCCCCTTTTGCAGTATATCGTGCTTCTTCTTTGGTTTCTGGCGGCTTAATGTCCTGCATTACCTGGCACCCATAGGCGAATGCATCGGACGGGTGAGAGGCCCAATTGTGGATCGGCTCCTTGGAAAACACCTCGGTATCAGGGTTCCATTCAAACTCCCAGGACGATAGGCCATCCAAACCATCCTCACAAGCCGTCTCGTGGAAGGCGCAGCGGTCTATAACCGTGCGGGCAGCGTTGATCTGGTCGGCCTTGCGGCTCAGCGGGACAATACTGATATGGTTTGCACCAAAGGCGTTTACAAACTGTGAAATCGTGGTGTTCTTGCTCTGGAATGTCTTGGCCCTGGCGTCATGAGGTAACCAAATCTTGCCCAACTTGGCCCCCAGATCGATGATGTTCTGCTGGATGACGGGAATCCAATCTTCCGCGTCCATTCCGCTCTCACCCTCATATTTGAGTAGATTGAACCCACCTGGCACGCGCTGCCAGTACCACCATGAGGCCGTGTCTCTAAACCCAAGGTCGCTCGATATCTCGATAGGTGCGCCAGCCGGGTCGTATAAAACATCGTTGTGGATGCGCTTCTCGCGTCTTGCCTTGTTCACCCACTTGCCGAGGATTGCGCCCTGTGGCGTGCCGTATGCGCCTTCCCAGATGTGATCGTAGTCATCAGGTCTGCTGGCCTTGTCGTCCAGGCGCACCCGATGCAGGATCTTTGGAAACCAAGGGTTATCACGCCAATTCAGTTCACACACTTTGATGCGTGGGTTCTTGCTGTTCCTGAATCGTTTGTTCGTAGCGCTTGATTTATTCTCAGGGTTCCACGTCACCCAGAGTTCTGCGTTCCAATCTTCGCCTTCTTCCCGTAGGGTTGGGATGACGACCTTCCAGGCATTCTCTGTGACTGGCTCGGCTTCATCCACCCACAAAACCAGAATGCGGCCTTTCGACTTGATAGAGCCAATGTTGCGGTCTAGGCCGACGAAGGTAAACCAGATGCGCCCATCCTTGCTCTTGATGTACTTCTCGCCAACATCGTAATACTCAGCCAGGAACGGTTCGTCCTCGATAGCCCGCTTGCATTCTTCTAAGGACGAATCCTCAAGCGAGTTCATGAACTGCCGACCACAGACTAACTGGCCGGTGATACCCGCCATGCCAAACATGTACCCCTTGAGGGCCACCATCTTGGCGAATGTCCGGGTCTTGGCGCTACCTCGCCCACCGTGTGCACCGCGTACATCGGCGGGGCCGGTAAAGATTGGGATTAACTTTGGTGGTAACTTAATCTGAACTGTCGACACTTGCGGCCACTAGTTCAATTCGGGTGATTGTCTGGATAGGCTTGCCGTCAACACCCGAAACCTGCATCGGCAAGACTTTGCCAACCAATGTCAGGAAAGCCGAGGCAGTCTTGGGGTCTATTGCGCGCTCTTGGAGGTATTCCACCCCGCCCGCGCCTTCTAGTGCAGCCAGGATCATATCCTTGAGTTGGCTAGTGGTCTTATTAGGAGTGCCAGGAGGTCGCCCTGGCCCTTTTTTCTGACCCTTTTTATATTCAGTATCGCCTGGCATGATTCAGCCTTATGCGATTAGGTTATTTAGATCGGGTGGCTGTGGGTTGTTCTGCTTAGCAGCCAGTCGAAGCATTGCGGTTTCTTTTAGCTCATCAGGACTGAGCTTCATAACCTCTTCATCGGTTAGACCGATGCCACCTTGAACCGGTGCAGCGACTGGTGCCGCCGTGATCCATGCGTGTGCGTCTTTGGCTTTCTCCAAGTCTCCGACGATTGCGAGAATGCGGAGCTTTAGATTGTCCTTTTCGTCCATTTTGGTCCTTATACGGGTTTACCGTGATAGTAGGACCATTATAGGCTATGCCGCTCCAAACGTCACAACACCGCCTCGATATCGATGTCAAGCAATGGTGCAAGAGCCAGGGCGGCGAACAAGCAAACAACAAAGATGTGAACAGCAATCATGCGGCTACTCCTGTTCCAAACATAGACCAGATCATTGAATCACGGCGGGGGACGATCTTTCGCGCCTTCCTGATTGCATCGTTCGTCATGACCTTTTCGACCTTGCACAATGGTACTTTCACCACTTCGCGCCGCTTAGTTGAGATCAGGTTGGACTCCCGATTATCCGCGTTGTTGCCGTTTTTGTGGAAGATGCGCTTGGGATTTTCTCCGTGTCGCATGAACCATAGCACCCGATGCGCGACGAATTCAGCGTTTTTCAACTGAATCCGAATCTCTCCGTAACTTCCCGGAGTTCCAGCGATGGAACCCGCTGGGATGCTTCGGACGGGAGATTTCTTCCAGTGTATGTTACCGGCCTTAA